GCCGTCGAGGTGTACTCCCACGGAAGGTTCGTCGGTGACCAGTCCCAGGCAGCGTCTCCGCTGGTCGTGGTGGCGACGTACGACCCCGAGGTGGTGGCGGTGACCCGCGGCTGCGCTGGCCGCTTCCCGACCATGACAGGGACAGCCCCGGTCCCCCCGGGGTAGCGGTAAAGCGGCATCAGGCCTGGTCCACCGCGATGTAGGTGCCAGCCGGCAGCGCAGCCAGCTCGGTGGCGGACGGGATGCCCTGCGCGGCGGTCCGGCCGACGATGCCGGTGAAGCCTCCCAGGTTGGCGACCGCCCCGACCTGCGCTGCGGTGAACGCCCGGTCGCTGCGCATCGCCGTCGTGGCGACGCCCGAACCGGCGACAGTCAGGAAGGTGGTGGGGGTGGTGGCGATCTTGTTGCGCTCCCCTGAGGTGAGCGCCAGCCGTGAAGTGCCGTCAGGGATGTCCTGCAGCGTCGTCCCGGCAGGCAACCCGCCGCCCGTGCCACCACCACCAGCGGCGACTTGTGCCTGCAACGCGGTCAGCTGCGCCTGCAGGTTGATGTTCTGCGTCTGCAAGTTGGTGATCTGGGTCTGCAGATCAACCAGGAACGCCTCATCGAGGGTGCTGCGGAGGACGTCGTCGGCGTACACCGGATACCGGATGCTCGCCCCGGTCTCGCAGTACATGACCTCGACGTTGTTGGGTCCCCACATGTCGGGCCGGTTGCCGTCCGGGCCCGCGACCAGGGCGATGGTGGAGACGCCATCAGCGCCGACCACATCGGTGTACTGCGAACCTCCGGTCTTCTCAGACCACCAGGTGAACGGGGCGCCGGGGGCCGGGTTGCCGTTGAGGTCGACCATCAGGTCGCCGGGGAAGAAGTGGCGGGGCATGGGTTACCTCACTCGGTAGGAGACGCCGGACAGGTCGATCCAGTCGAGCGAGACGCCCGGGTTGTACATGGTCACGGCGCCGTTGGACGCCTGAACGGTGACGTTGGCGATGCCCCAGCCGCCTGCGGTGGGTTTCACCGTGCAAGGCCACCGCTGCTGGGTGATCGGACGGAAGCCGACCGGCATGGTTCCCAGCGGCACATCCCCGCCCGTGGTGAGGGTGCCGGTGTTGCGGCGCAGCGTCCCCTCGAAACGGATGATCGACCTGCTGTTGGTGGTGTAGTAGCGGGCCGGCTCATCGGCGGCTGCGGCCACCAAACCGGCGCCGGCAGGGAACGCGGTCAGCAGATCGATCGAGGTCGCATCCCAGTAGATGACCCCGTTGGTGTTGCGGAGCTTCCGCCACAGGTCGCCGGTACTCGACTCGTAGATGGTGGTGCCGAGCGGATGTGTGAACCCGACCAGCGGCGCCTCAGGGAACGACCGCGCCTGAGTCGGCAGCCGTTCCATCGACAGCGTGGCGCCGACGAACGGCCGCAGCGCGGTGATGGTGGCCGCTGACAACGCCTGCCCGGTGGTGCGGGTGATCTGGTAAAGCAGCACGTAACGTTTGTTGCCTGTGGTGTCGAGGCTGGTGCTGATCACCAGCCGGCACGGGCCCAACGTGGCCGCGTTGCCTGCGCCGTCAGCGACGTTCAACGCCGGGTCGTACATGGCGGCGATGTTGTAGGTGCCTGCGGTGGTCGGCACCGCCAGATCCTCGGCTGCGGTGACCTCAAGGTAGAAGCCGTTGACGCAGACGATGCCGGGACTGATCCGGGCGACGTTGCTGGCGCTGACAATCGTCAGTTCGAGCGACGTGCCGGTGTAGTCGTTGACGATGCCGTCAGGGCAGTCGTACATCTGCGCCCACTGCGCTTCGCTGAGCCCGCCTACGCCGACAGCCGGATATGAGGTGGTGGGCATGGGTGCCTTCCGGTTAGACGGTGGTGCCGGTGGCGTCGACCCACACCGAACCAGTGCTGAAAATGGGTCGACTGAGCGTGGTGTCAAAGAAGCTGTAGCCAGGACCGACCGCGGACGCCGAAGGTCGAATTGAGCCGACGCGGCCGAAGTGGACGTGCTGACCGTTGCGTTGCCCGACGAACTCCCCAGGACCGGTGTTGATGTTCCAGCTGATCTCGTCAGTCGGGTTGCCGGGGCAGGCGCAATGGGTGGCGGTGGTGTTGCCGTCCACGTTGAGGAGGCGGATCATCTTGACGCCTCGGGCGCTGAAGTTCGGCAGCCCCGGGCCGGCAGAAATCGCCTCAAGGTGATTGTCCCGGCCGCCGTTGATGACGATGGCGTCTTCCACACCAGCACCCATGCAGGTCCATGTCGCCGTGCCATCGGTAACGGTTGCCCCGACCGTTGTTGGCCATGTCGGTTGGGTGGCGCCCGACGTTCCAGCAGTGGTGCAGGCATACCAGTTGTTGTTCGCCGGGGCTGCGGAGGTAACCGCGGAACGCCAGCCGGGAACGACGACACCCCAGGCGGTGGTGTACGCCTTGTTCGCCTCCCAGTCCGGGTAGTCGGGGTCCTGCGAGGAAGGCGCCATCTTCTCGACGGTGACGCCGCTGCAGTCTTGGAGCCGAATCTGTGGTGCGCTGCGGCCCTCGTTGTTGCAGTTCCGCATGTGGACGTTGAACGAGTTGACCAGGTCGATGCCGGCGACATCCCGAGCCCCGTCACACCAGGTGTTTTCGAGGTTCGTGGCTTTCAGCTTGCCCGTCACCAGCGAGCCGCGGCCGCCGCGTCGAAGTGAGCCGCCACCGCACTGCAGCATTGTCGAGTAGGAAAGCCCCGTGATGTCTGAGCTGACCGGCTCGCCGTGCGTCGACGTGTCAAACTCGAACGTCACTGTGCCGACGTCACTGACCGGTGAGTAGATGGTTCCCGGCAGCAGGCTGGACAGCGCGTTGTCGCCGTACACCCGCTCGAACTTCGAGTAAAAAACCTGACCTTCGAGCCTCACCAAACTCTGGTGAAAGGCGTTGTTTCCTTCAAGCAGAACGTCTTGCATCGTGATCTGCATGCGTTCGCTGTTGAAGTCGGCGAGCGCAGTACCGGTTAAGTTCCGCCGATACCAGACGGCTCGCGTCCCGGCGACCAGGGGCAGCCGCATCGCCAAGTTGCTGATCTCCTGATGCCAGGCGCGGGAAGTAACCGCTTCCCATTCGATCAACGCCCGGTTCGCGGGGAACGAAGACAGCCCGGTCAGCAAAGTCAACCGGTCACCGGCTCCGCGAATCTTCACGGTTCCGACCGGGCTGGAACCGGTGCGCGACAGGATCAGCGGGGCCGACCGTGCGTAGTTCCCGGGCGGGTAGTAGAGCACCGAACCGCGGCCGGAAGCATTCGACTTCGCCGCGTTGTACGCCGCCTGCTCGGCAGCGATGTCGTCAGTGACGCCGTCACCCTTAGCACCGAAGTCGCGGACGTTCACCACCACCAGCGAGCCCCTCGAACTGGGCAGGCTGGACCAGGGGCGAGTGCCGTCCCCGGTGCGGATCTCGCCGGTATCCAACGCGACCAACGGTTCACCGGGCAGCGGCACATAGGAAGAGGCGGCAGCCCCGGCAGTCGTAGCGTTGCGGCGCAGCTGAACCACTTAGAACGTCCCTCCGTCGATGACGCCCGAGCCGTAGTCCTCAGTGCGCTCAAGCCGGCGCACCCGCTTAAGTGCGTTCGTGATGCGCCGCGTGCTGATCGGTATGCCCGCGTCGGGGGTGCCGAGGACCGCGGTCACCTGTTCGGTTTCGCCGTCCCCGCCGAGTTGGGTGGTGATCTGGCGGATGCGTTCAACGACAAGTTCGCCGTCGATGACCGCCGTCACCTTCGCCCCCAGCGGAATGTCAGTGCCGAGCCCCACATCCCCGACAACTTCGACGGGAACCGACAGCTCAGTGGTGGCGACGCCTTCGGCCAGTGCCTCTTTCAGCCCGGTCGCGATCTCGGCGGCTTCGGTGGTGTCACGCTGGTCAACGAACTGCTCAACCCGACGAGCCCACGTCCGCTCAGCAGAGTCGTCGGTGAGTGACGACAGCAGCCGTTCCACACCTTGCCCGCCAGCAGCCGACAGGAATGTGGTGCCGGTCGGGCGGGTGATGCTGTACGACCAACCCTCACCGAGCACCAGGTCACCGGAGTCACCCGGGCCGCCGATCTGCACCGAGTCGGTCAGGTCCGGGGCTGGGCTGACCTGCACGTCGAGATAGGAGGCGGTTCCTTCGTAGGTCTGCACGATATTGACGCGCAGATCGTCCAGCTCAGCGAGGCCAGCGACTAGTTCGCCGAGCACCTGGAACCGGGCGGACGTCTTTCCGGTGTCACCGCGGCCCAGCGATGCGGGCACCCGCAGCCGAGGAACACGCCGGTCCTGGTTGGTGGACGCGACCGGCTTGATGGCCCAGGTGTACAGCCGGTAAGCCAGAGTGGCACCGGAGCCGGTGACGACGCCGATCATCAGCACCGGCTGCCCGTTGCGGGTGGTGACCGTCAAACCTTCAGGCTCGAGGCGTCCGTTGAACGGCAGCCCGCCCGTGTCCCGCCCCAACGATGAGGCGTCGACGGTGCGGACGATAGTGTTGTTCTGGATCACTTCGAGGATGCCGGGCATGACCGGGTTGCTGCCGGTCGGACCCGTGTTGTCGTAAGGGGTGCCGTACATCCGGTAAAACGTGCTGCCGTACTGCGCTTCGCCTTGCCACCAGCCGCGCCGGTCCGGGTTGGTGCGCCACGGCACCGCCGTGTTGCTGATCTTGCCGGGGGCATACAACGGCTGCGAGCCGGTGCCGATCTTGTAGACGAGCACCTGAGTCGCGGTCCACGACTTGCCACCAGTCCACGGAATCCGCACCCACGTCCCGGACACGTCATGCGAGCCCGACTGGCCGCGGAACCGGAAACTGATATGCACCCGGCCGCTGACCCGGCTGACGATCACCTGGTCGCCGTGCCCGCCGCCCTTGATGAACATCTGCGACACCTGGACGCCGTTGACGAAGCGGGTGATGTACACGTCGTCGGGGGTGTCTTCGTCGGCGTCCGCTTTGGCTTGAGTGACGTAGATGTCTCCCGTGTCCGGGTCGACGCCACACGCCTGCGGGTTCACTTTGGTGGTCGGGGTCAGCACCAGATAGGGGTCGAACGTGGCAGCTGTGCCCGGGTCCGATCCGGTCGGCACTTCTTTCCACGCCAACGGGCCTGCGTTACGGTTGATGTAGCCGAGGATGCGGGTCTCTGTGGGCGCCGTCTGCACGTCATAGGCGGACGTCTGGAACTCCCACGGCGCGGCCGGTGTGGGCCAACAGCGGCGCTCCATCAGGTGTTCTTTGTCGCCGCGGTAGATGATCTGGGCCGAGCGGGCCCCCTTGCTTAGGCTGAACAGGTCGCCCGAAAAGCGCTGCCTACCTTTGCTGTCGGTAACGACAATCCCAGTGCCCGCCTTCAGAGCGGAGGCCACCCCGCGCAGGTCGCCTTCAACGATGAGGATGTCTGGATCGGCCACCCCGTAGTTTTCGACCAGGTCTACCCGGGTGAACTCAAGCGGGTCGCCGAGGCCACCTGATGCGTCACGGACGCGCGCAGTCCAGGACAACGGCGCACCCCCGTGAGACGATAGGAGATATGGACGAATGGAGGACGCTGTCTCAGACGCTTTGGGAACTTGAGCAGACCGACCCGGACGTTCAGGCAGCCATGCTGCGTTATTTGGATGTGACTTCGGAATACCAAACTTGGCGCAGGGCAATGGTGAGCGAGATCTACCAGGGCCGTTCCCACGACGTGCGGCCCCAGATGACCACCGAAGTGGTCGTCGTCGCGCCGACCAGCGTCACCGACAACTCTTGGTCGCCGGGGACGAAGCCGTTGCCGTAACGGTCGCCCGGACCCATCCGCGTCCAGTCCTTGACGCTGGAAAACAGCGCCGTCCGGCCCCGCGGGTCCGTCACCAGACGGAACGGCTCACCCGAAGCGAGACCGTCCGGAATCGACACCTGGAAGTCGTCGCCCTCAATAAGCACCGAATCGGCCGGCCCGACCACTTCCACGACAGGCCACGACTCGACGTCGCCCTCAACCGTGACAGTCGCCGTCCCACCGATCACCCGACGCGCTGACAGGCGGGGCGGGAACGCACCGAAAAACGACGCCGGGGTGGGCAGCCGCATCGTCGGGGTCGTCCACGTCGCACCCGACCAGTACGGCCGGACAGCCCACAAGTTCAAGCCGAGCTTCTGCCAGATCGCGCGCTCGTTCGGCGCCCGACCCGACGTCATCCCGTCAACGTAGACGCACCGCAAGGTGCGTTCGCCGCGCTCAGAGTTGGCGACCAGATCCAACGTGCCTTCACGGCTGCGGAGGTCGACGCGGCGGTGGTTGAACAGCCGCGCCAACCGGTCCCGCGCATCCAGGTGCTCGGTGTGGGTGTTCGACCGGATCGTCAATGGCAGGAACACCTCACGCTTACCGACCCGAACCTCCGACAGCCGTTCCCCCTCAAGCCCGGGAATGGTGCGGGTGATGACTTCCCGCGGCGGCATGTCGATGCCCTCCGCGTCAGGGCCGAACACAAACGACCCGTCCGTCAGGCTGAACGGATAGTTGCCGTCGAGGTCACGGAACGCCAGCGTGCGGCTGTCCATCCGCGACCGGTCCGCCTCGATAGGCGGCTGATCGACGAACGGGATGGCGAGGATAGGCATTCAGGACTCCCTAAGCTCGCACGGGTCGAAGCGCCTCACGCCTCCGCTGCCGACGCTCAATCTCGTCAGCGACTTCCTTCGCACTCGGCCCACGGAAGTCGCCGTAGAAGTGGTTCCCGCCAGCCCGGTCATCCCGGTCAGCCTTCTCGGCCAAAGCAGCCACCGCCCGCCACTGCGGGTTCGTCAGGACTGCCTCAGGCTTCCCGGTAGCGTTCATGGTCAGTGACGCGCCCGGCTTCAACACCCCGCCGTTGTCGTAGAACGACGCATGCACATGGTTGGTGTGCGCCCGGTTCGGGTTCGAGGAGTTGCCATCGAAGTACGGCGCCCACTGACCCGCCCGGATGTTGCCCTTGTTGTAGTCCCGCATGATGCGCCGGTTCCAGATCAGGTACGAGATGTTGTACGCCTTGCGGTACTTCGCCATGTGCTGCGCGATCCGCTCACCCGTCGACCCGGTGGCCATGAAGTCCCACGCCTTGTTCATCGACGGCTGGTGACCCGGATAGGTGCCAACGCTCGAGGCACCCAACTTCAGGCCGGCGAGACGGGCAGCCTGACGGCCGACCCCCAACGCCTTCCCGATGTTGCCGACCTTGCCGATGACTCCGGACAACACGTTTCCGGCGACGCTCTTGGCCTTGCTGATCAGCGCATCCTTGGCCATGCCCGGCACGCGCTTCACCATCTCCGCGAACGGCGAAGATCCCAGTTCCTTGAGCCGGTCCAGCGGGCCGGTGAACTTCTTGCCCAACTCACCAACGAAGTCGAACAGGCTGCCTCCGGTGTCGCCGCCGTCGGTGCTGGTGTCGAGCTTCCCGTTCCCACCCTTCAGCTCGAAGTGCAGGTGGGGCCCACTGCTGTTACCGGTTGAGCCGACATTGCCGATGACCTGGTTGCGGGCGACCTGCGCACCAGCGGTGACAGCAATCCGCGACAGGTGGGCGTACAGCGTCTGCTCGGCGCCGTGGTTGATTCGGATGTGGTTGCCGTACGAGTAGTTCCACCGCTTGACCGACGACACCTGGCCGGCGTCATAGGCGTGAACGGGGGTGCCTTGCCCGACAGGAAGGTCACCAGCCCAACGGGCCCAGGGATAGCGGGCGCGTGAGTGCTTGTTGGCGCCACCGGGGACCGGCTGAACCCCGCCACCCAGCCAGTAGCCGGGCAGGTCGCCCTTCTCGTTGATGTAGTCGAGGAAGTGCGGGTGCTTCTTCTCAAACTTGCGACGCGACTGCTTCCGGACAACGAACTCATCAGCGTGAACGACACCAGCCGGTTGGGTCTTAGCGCCCGGACCCGTCCAGCCGCCAGTGGCCCAACCTTTGGGCTTCCAGTCGGTGATCGTGGCCAGTTCGGTGGCGCCGACCAACCTGGCCAGGCTGTTGAACCCACCGATCAAACCCTTGTTGATGACCGTGTCGATGATGAACTCGATGGGCGTCTTAGCAGCCTTCTTCAGCCCGTCCCAGATCTTGCCGATGCCCGCCACCGCGTTGGTGAAGACCGACTGCAAACCGTTCTCCCCAGCACCCAGGATGGTTTTGACGCCGTCCCGTGCCGAACCGATGGTGGTCTTGATCTTGTCACGGATGGCCGTGAACCGGTCGCTGATCCGCTTCCGAATCGCATCGGTCACCGAATAGAACGTGTCACGCATCGCCCGTATGGTTGCCGACGCCTTGGTCCGTGCATCGGCGATGGTTGACTTGATCCGGTCACGGATAGCACCGAAGCGGTCACTGATGCGCTTTCGGATGGCCTCGACCACCGAGAAGAACGTGGACTTGATCGAAGCCCAGTGCTTGCGAATCAGGACATACGCCAGCCCGATTGGGCCAGCCAGCAACGGCAGGAGCCGCTTCCAGTTCTTGCCGACGTAGTCGATAACCGTCCGCACAGCCTTGCCCAGCCAGACGATGACCGTGCCGGCAACCTTCTTCACACCAGCGAACGCGGCGTTGACGACCTGGCGGAACGTCTCGGAGTGCTTGTAGGCGTAGATCAACCCGGCGACCAGGCCAGCGACAGCGACAACCACTAGGCCGATTGGATTCGCGGTCATCACAATGTTCAACGCGGCCTGAGCGACGGCGTACGCCTTCGTCACCGCCGCAATCGTCTTGAACACGACAACCCCAGCGGCGAGAGCAGACACCAGCGGCACAATCACCGCACGGTTGCGAGCCACGAAGCCACCGAACGAAGCCAGCGCAGCCCCGGCACCGCGGACGAAGCCGACGAACTCGCCTCCCGCCCCCGTGCCCTCAGTCATGCCGGTCACGAAGCTCGACAGTGCTGGGATCACCCGCGTCGTCAAGGTCGAAGCAACCCGGTCGATCACCGGGACTAGGGCCGTGCCAACCTGCTCTTTGAAGTTGCCAAACGACACAGACAGCTTCTCGCTGGCCGTCGCCGACGCAGCAGCCACACCGCCAACCTGCGACTCGACCTCGCCCAGGATAATCTTCTGGGCCTCGAGCGTCTTGCCGCTGGCAACCAGCGTCTTGATCTGGTCTTTCTGCTGGTCAGTGAACGTGACACCAGCCCGCGACAAGGCCGTGATGCCCTTCACGGGGTCGTTCAGCGCCTTGCCCAGCATCTTGGACCCGGACTCCACAGAGCCGAACCCAGCGGCCGACAGATCCACCGCGGCAGCTGTCGCCCGGTCGAACACGTTCGCACCCTGGCCGACTTCGTTGCGGACGTTCTTGAACGTCAGCAGCAGGTTCGCGCCCGACTGAATCGCTTCGTCGTCGATGCCCGTCTTGGCGCTGATCTGCGACGTGAGGATCCCGACCTGGCCAGCGCTAATCTTCGCCGCGCCGCCGGTCGCCTTGATGACCTGCGTGGTGACGGCGCCGACCTTCTGCGCTTCCCGAGCCTCAGCCAGCGAGTCACCGAAAAACTTGATGATCTTGTCGGCCGCGAGCAGACCGGCGATGGGAGCCGCGATGCCCTTAACGCCGCCGAGGATCCCCGAACCCAGCCGCGAACCGGCGGTGCGACCCGACTTGGTCGCCTGCTTCTCCACGCCACCGAACTGGCGGGCGATGTCCTTACCCAGCCCGCGGGTAGACACCGCCAGTGAGATGTAACCGGTGGCCAATTCGGTAGCAGCCACGGTCACCCCCCCTGTAGTTCCGCCATGCGGCGGTCAATCTCTTCCATCGACGCAATGATGTCGGCCTCAGTGCCGTACTTACTGACCCCCGGCGCCGAAACGATCTGCTCGAACCGGGTAGGCCAGTCGGACTCGTTGATTGGCTTCCTGGTCTGGTTGCCGGTCAGGGTTTGCAGCTGCACGACCGCGACCATCACCAACTCGAGCCGGTTGGTCATCTCGTCGAGACGGCGCGTGACACCCGACTGGTCATGCTCTTCGGGGTACAGGGCCCGCCACAGGGCCGACTGTGCGGGCGGCTGCTGCATCAGAACGGTGTGAGCGTCACCCCACGGCAGCCCAACATCACCGAGGTCGTCGAGCCGGTAGCCGTGCCGCAGAAGGTCGTACTGGACGGCTGCCCGATGGTCGTCGACCAGATCGAGCAGCCGGTCTATTCCCCCAGGTCAAGCCCGAGGTGCTTCGCCAGGTCGCGCTGCAGGGTCTCCCACTCGGCGTCGTCAGTCATGGTGTCGAACGAGTCGAGGATGGCCTTGTCGCCATCGGCGAGGTCTTCGAGCATCCCCCACAGCCGGTCTTCGGCGTCGAGGTGACGGCGGCGGCGGTTGTAGCCGGGGGTCACAACCTCGCGGGTCTTCTTGGGCATCGTGTACTCGTTGCCCTGCGTGGTGAAGCTGAAATACTCGTCGGGTTTGGACTTGGTCTGCTTGGGCAGCCGGTCCTGTGGCTTCTTCGGTTCGGGCATGGGCGTAGGTCTTTCTACTGAGGCGCAGGCTAGATACTTGAGCGGGGGTCGGCTGCCTGCGCCGGATCACCGACCCCCACAACCAGGGGTTAGGCGGTGAACACGCCGTCGTCGTCCAGCTCGGTCACGTAGACGCCGTTGACCTTGTAGGCGGTAACGGTGACCGTGTACGACCGAACTGCGGTGCCGACCAGCGGGCCGAACTCGACCCCGGTGACCTGTGCGTCGCGGACGATCTCGCGGTGCGTCGCCTTACCGGAGAAGGTGGTGACGACCAGCCGGCCGTGGTTGCCGATCTCACCGGTGTCGTTGACCGTGATGAGGGTGCCGGTCGACGCGGTCGCCGGGGTGACGGTGACGTTCGCCGCGCCGAAGATCAGCCGCTTCACGTCGACGTTCGCGGACTGCAGCAGCTCGAAGTCGTACGTCCGGGTGAAGTCGGTCTGCAGCCGGAACACGATGTCACCGTTGCTGTCACGCTGCTCGTCGGTGCCGATGTCCCGACCGCCGCCGATGCCGTCCGGGCCGACGTAGCCGAGGTTCACGTATCCCGTGGCGAGCGCTGCGGTGGCGGTGGTGGGGACCGTCGCGGTACCAGCGAAGTCCCAGGCGCAGATGCCGGACGCGCCAGCCCTGGCGACCCCGATTTCGGCAACGGTGTTGTTGGCGAGTGCCATTGGATCTCCTTGATGGATGGGCGCGCAGGACTTACCTCACCGTTGCCGGGGAGGGGAACAGGGGTAGGGTGCTAACAACCGCCCAGACGGCTACGGTTCTCACCGTCTGACGTGTTCGACTTCGCGGTCAGACACCGCGCAGCCCCACTTAGGTGGGGCTGTCTGCGTTAGAGGACTGACCCGCGTACGGCTAGGTGCACGACAGCCACATAACGGGCCATCTCAGACGCAGGGTCGGGGAACCACGACGGGGCGTTCGCCTCCGCGTAGAACACCTCAGACGCCTCAAGTCGGCCGCAGCACTCGTTGATCAGCTGGAACGCCTCAACGCGGCGGGTGGCCCACGCCTCCACAGTCACATCGGACCGGTGGACAACCTTGCCGACGAACCCTTCGCCACCGGAAGCGGTGACCCGGACAAACGCGGCAGGCCGCGGTGTAGGGACCGACGACGACACGGGCGGGATGACCAGCGGGTTGAGGTAGCCGATGACCACGGCCTCGGTGTCGGGCGGGAGGATGACCTCAGTCATCGTCGTCTCCGATGATGTTCCGGTCGTGCCGCTGGCACAGCCAGCCGAGGAAGGGTAAACGCAACCGGTGCGACCACTCATCTGCTACGCACGTCAACCATTGCCGACAGTTGCACCGACGCTTCATCGCGCCTCGTTCAGCGCACGAACCAGCAGCGACGGGTTGCGGACCGTCTCCAGAGCAGCCTCAGCCGTGTCAGGCACCACCACCCAGCGGGCACGGTTCTTACCCGGCGACCGCTCAGCGACGAAACCAGGACCGGCAGCAGCAGCCGCGCGTCGGGCGACCTTCTCAGTCAACGCCTCAGCCGGTGCGGAGGTGCGCAGTTCACGGAAGCCGCGCAGGTTGAGCTTGAGTGACTTAGCCATCTCAGCCCTCTACCTTCTTGAGCAAACAGAACAGGTGGTCGAGGCCGGCGCCTGTGGTGTCCGCCCACTTCTGGACGCTGCCGTCGATCTCGTAGTCGACGCCGTCATGGCGGACCCGGTCAGACGACCGCAGATCAGCACCAGGCGGGGCGAACAAGTTCCAACGGGAAGTGACCGACTCGCGGCCCAAGTTGTACTCGTCGCCCGTCACCGGCTGCACCGAACAGCCCGAGATGGTGAGCGTGACCGGGCTGTCCCAGTTGGTGTAAGCGTCGCCGTGTGTGTCCGTGGCGACCGGGGCTCTCAGCCTGGTCACAGTCTGAGAGGCAACCTCAGGCGGCAGCATCAGGGAACCGGCCGCTGTATACCGGCGTCAGATCCACACCAAACGCGCGCTTGCGGGCTAGCGACAGCAACGCCAACTCGGCCGGCTCAAGCGACAGCCCGCCGGATGAGCCGGATGCGTACGACGTCGATGTGGTGATGTTGCCGACCGTCACCGACTTCTGGGTGACCGCCGCCGACCCAGCAACACCCGCAGCCAACACACGGACGACCATGCCGACCACAACGTCAGCGACCAAGTCAGGGTCAAGCGTGCCCAGCTCCACTCGCGACGGAACAGAAGGGATCCGCAGCAGCACCAGTCGCGATGCTTGCTCGAGGAGAATCTGCGCACGCGGCTTCTCATCGGAAGTGAGGGGGCGCCACCTCAGCTCGATGTCACCGATCTCGGCGAAACTAGCCATGACGCCCCCCTCCTGCCTACTTGCTGCTGCCGGACGACGATGAGGAAGACTTCGCGTCCTCATCCCAAACGTCCGGGTTGTCAATCTTCTTCGCCACCTCGGCGGGCACCGTGTCGTCTGGGCCGTACTGGGTGCCGTCGACGGTCACGAAGACCTTCAGCTTCCTAGCCATGTGAGTTCTCCTCTCGGTCAGGCGACGTCGGCGACGAGCAGGCGGCGCGGGTTCTCCAAGACAGGCATGCCAACGGCATCGACGTAACTGAACTGCCTGAACGGCGGGCCTTCCTTGATGACGACCCCGACGATCCCCGGAGCGTCCGCGAAAGACAGGTCGACCTCGGCGGCTCCGACCAGCTCAAGCGCGGTGGCGGTGATGCCCCACGCGGTGTAGCCGATGTTCTCGCCAAACATGATGACCCGGTCGTCCGGGATCACCTTGGTGGTCACGCCGTCGACGTCGACCTGGCTGTCGTAGACCAGGGTGATCGGCGGGAGGCCGAACGCGGCCAGGGTGGCGTCGAGGGCCGGCCGGGTGACCAGGCCCGGAGCGCCAGCCAGGGAGGCGGCCAGGGACCGGATCTCGGCGTTCTGCAGCATGAAGTTCATCACCCGGGTCGACACGATCATGCCGGTCGGGCGCGAACCGTTGGTGGCGACGTAGACGTTCACCCAGTCGGTCAGGTTCGCGATCACGGTGGCAGTCGCCACGGTCGACCACAGGGTGCCTGGGGCCACGATGTGGTTGCCCGGGACACCGAAATCGGCCTCCATGGTGAGGTTGCCTTCACCCGCAAGCGTGAACTTGCCATCGGTGAGCACGTCGCCGCGGGCCTGCTCCATCCGGGCCCGCACCTCGCGGGTCAGGTTGGTCGCATCGTCGTAGATGGCGTCGACGATGGCGCCCTGGTTGGTGCCGCCGAGGCGGGCGAACTCCAGCTGGAGTCGCTCAAACTCGCCGACGCTGACCGAGGAGGACAGCGGGGGCAGCTTGACCTGCTTGGTGGTGACCGTGTCCCGCTCGGAGACGTGCAGGCGGGCGTCGAACGCCCGGAACCGCGCGGTCCGGTTGGTGCGGGTCAGCTCGGAGAGGTCGACCGTGTTCCGGTTGAGGACACGGTCGGGGAGGATCAGGTTGAGCACCTGGTCGGCCGGGGAGGGAACCTCCCGCACAAAGGCGGTGAGCGCGTCCGGGGTGACCGGTCCGTCGAAGACGATAGCCATCTAGATCACTCCCCAGCCGTGAAGGTGATGAGCGGGAGCGCGGCAGCGCCACCCGCTCCGAGCGAGCCGCTCCCGGTGGCGAAAGGCAGCTTGTTGGTGTTGACGTAGCCGTGATTCACCAGCGCGCCGCCCACCTTCACGGTGCTCGACGAGATCCGCACCGAGGAGAACAGCAGGCCAGCCGCCGCGCCAGTTCCCGAGTAGGGGCCACCAGCGGGACTGATGACGGTGCCTGACGGGATGTACCCGTTCGGGTAGTGGGTGCCAGCGGTGAAGAGGGAGGCGTCGAGCGTGATGCCCCGGTTGGTGCCGGGCTCGGTGCCGTGCGGGCCCAAGAGCCACGAACGCTTCTCCGCCTGGTACCCCACGGTGCTAACGGAGATCTCCGTCATGAGGGTGTTCCTTTCGGTGGTTGAGGCGGTCGGGCTTCTGTACCGATCCGCTTACTGCTTGGTGGTGCCGAAGCGCTTACGCGCCTGCTCCCGTCCCTGCTCAGCCGCGCTGGGCTGACCCTGCGGGCGTCCTTGGGCGTCGTCCGGTTTCGGCCTGGCAGCCTTACCGTCGTCGACGAGGTACGGCTCGTCCTTCGCCAGGTCGGCGAGGAGTGCTCGGACGGCCTTGGCGTCGACCGTTCCGTCGTCGGAGACCTTGACCCCGGAAAGGTCGATGGCCTTGACGGCGAGGCCCGGGTTGCGGAACTTCGCTTCGGCGGCCAGCGCCCGCGCTTCGGCTGACAGGAGGCGGCTGTTCGCTGCCTGCTGCACTTCGGCGATGGCTTCCTCGCGGGCCTTGCGAACCGCCTTCTCGAGGTCGGAGGCGTTGGCCTGCTCGATCTCCTCAAGCTTCGCGGCCTTTGCCTTCAGGTCTCCGTAGTCGGCGAACTTCTCACGCTCACGGCGGAGCCGATCGGTGACGATCCGGTCGAGTTCCTCTTGTGATGCGGGAGGGGTGAACCCGGGCGGCGGAGTCTCGGCCGGAGGGTCGGTGACCTGCTGCGAACCGCCCTGAATGAGGCGGATGGGCAGGCCGTTCCGGCGATAACCGATGATGGGGCTGAATTGCATTCGTGAATCTCCGTAACCTCGTCAGGTCTTACGCCGTCCTTGAGCGCGGACGTAGCGCACCCGAATCCCCAACGGGGCCGGGAAGTCTGGTCCCCGAAGCGGAGGGGGATCTCTTGCGGCCTTGCTCGGCCACCCACGTCCCGCAACCACATGGCGGCACGCAGCCCACTGTTCCGTACCGGGTCTGATGGAGGCTCTGGTGTGTCCCTGCTTCCGTGGCGTCTGAGTTTCTGGAGTCTGGTGTCCTGAGATCCAGGAGGACGGATGGGACGACGGGGCTACTCGGCGGAGTTTCGACGCAAGGTCTTGGACCGGCTCGCTGGAGGACACAGCGTGGCCAGCGTCGCGCACGACCTCGACCTCAGCGACCAGACGATCTACAACTGGCGCCGACAGGACCGCATCGACCGCGGCCTGCAACCGGGTCTGAGCACCCGGGAGAACGCCGACCTGGCAGCGGCGAAGAATCGCATCGCCGAGCTCGAGACCGAGCTCGCGGTCAGTCGCCGCGCCCTGGAGCTGGTGAAGGAGCAGACCAGCCCAAAAGCAGGTACGCGGCCATCGAGGTGATGGCCGCGGAGAAGCTACCCGTCCAGGTCGGCTGCCGCGTCCTGGGCGTCGCAGAGTCCGGCTACTACGCGCACCGCAGCCGGACGCCGTCGGAGCGCTCGATCCGCCACGCGATGTTGACCGATCTGATCCGCCAGATCCATGTCGAGTCCCACCAGATATACGGCGGTCGGCGGGTCCACGCCGAACTCACCCTCGGCCGTGGCGTCCTGGTCGGCCACCACCAGGTCGAGCTGTTGATGCGGCGCGCGGGCCTGCAAGGCCTGTCCGGGCGCCGGAAGTGGAAACGGATCCGGGCCGACGACATCGCCAGCGACCGCGTCGAGCGCCAGTTCGCGCGCACCGGACCTGACCAGCTGTGGGTCACCGATATCACCGAGCACCCCACCCGGGAGGGCAAGGTGTACTGCTGCGCCGTCTTGGACACCTACTCACGCCGCGTCGTGGGCTGGTCGATCGACTCCTCACCGACCGGTGCGTTGGTGACCAACGCCCTCGGCATGGCGATCGACACCCGCCTCGGCAAGCACGCCGAGCCGGGCACGATCATCCACTCCGATCACGGGGTTCAATTCGGTTCCTGGGCGTTCACCAAGCGAGCCCGGGACTCCGGCCTGCTGGCCTCGATGGGCAGCATCGGTGACTGCTACGACAACTCCATGATCGAGTCGTTCTGGTCACGGATGCAGGTCGAGCTGCTCGACCGGAAGAAGTGGAACACCCGCCTCGAGCTAGCCAGCGCGATCTTCGAGTACCTCGAGATCTGGCACAACCGCAAGCGCCGCCACAGCCAGCTCGGATGGCTCACTCCGCTAGAGTTCGAACGCAACCGCATCATCACCGTGGCATGAGAATCCACAAATCTCGACTCCTCCGAACCCGGGACGCACCACTCTCATTCCACGTGAGGATGAGAGTCATGGCAGCACCAAGGAAGTACCCCGAGGAGCTTCGGGAGCAGGGCGATCAGGATGGCGCTCGATCTGCGGCGTGACCCGGCGACTCGGAGCGGCGCTCTGCGCCGGGTCGGTGATCAGCTTGGGATCAACCCCGAGACGTTGCGGAACTGGGTCACCCAGGCTGAGGTCGACGCCGGCGACCGAGCGGGCACCACGAGCGAGGAGGCTCGGCGGGTGGTCGAGCTCGAGCGTGAGGTCCGCGAGCTGCGCCGGGCCAACGAGATCCTGAAGACGGCGTCAGCGTTTTTCGCCGCGGCGGAGCTCGACCGCCGACTGAAGTGATCGTGGACTACATCGACGCCTACCGTCACTTGCACGGGGTCGAGCCGATCTGCCGGGTCCTCACCGAGGCCGGAACTCAGATCGCCCCGAGCACCTACTACGCCGCCAAGGCGCGCCGGCCGTCAGCCCGGTCGGTCTCCGACTCGGCGACGACTCGGTTGATCAAGGAGGTCCACGCCGAGAACTACGGCGTCTACGGCGTCCGGAAGGTCCACGCCGAGCTGCACCGCCAAGGCCACCCAGCCGCGCGCTGCACCGTCGCCCGGCTGATGCGGTCGGCGGGTCTGCGTGGGATCAGCCGGGCCAAGGGCCCTCGCACCACGATCCCTGGCGCTGGGCCCGACACTCGGCCCGACCTGCTGGACCGCCACTTCACCGCCTCGGCGCCGGACCGCGTCTGGGTCGCCGACATCACCTACTGCCGCACGTTCGCCGGGTGGGTCTACGCCGCGTTCGTCGTCGACGTGTTCTCCCGGAGGGTGGTGGGGTGGCAGCTGTCGAGGAGCCTACGCACCGACCTGGCCCTCGACGCCCTCGAGATGGGCCTGTGGACACGGGCCCACGCCGGCCGTGACACCACCGGGGTGATCGCGCACTCCGACAAGGGAGTGCAGTACCTCGCGGTGCGCTACACCCAACGGCTCGCCGAAGCAGGTGCGGTCGCCTCGGTCGGGTCGACCGGCGACAGCTACGACAACGCCCTGGCCGAGGCGTTCAACTCGTTGTTCAAGGCCGAGTTGGTCCGCAACAAGGGACCGTGGTGCTCGATCGACGACCTCGAGATCGCCGTCGCCGAGTACATCGACTGGTTCAATCACCGGCGCCTGCACGGCGAGATCGGACTGATTCCACCCGTCGAGCACGAACAGCACTACTACCATCACAACCCCGTGCCGACTACCGTCGACGCGTCACTTCAGAGCCTCTACTAAACCCGGTACGGGACACACTCTCTAACGAGGGTGGGCTGTTGTGATCAGTCGAACTCGGGTACGGCGTCGCAATGATCATTGTCGTGCGACTCAAAGTCGACCGACGCCTCGTAGACGACAGTGCCGATACGAGCGCGGCAGTAGTCGCAGCCACCAGCACCCACCCGACGCCATCCGACTCGCGCCGGATCCGCGCGGGTCGACTGCACCACGGTTTCTCGGGCCCCGTTCAGCACGGTCCGCGACAGGCCACCCAGCACCTTTACCAGTGCGATATCGACAGCAGGACTATCTGAGAACAACGGGGCCACCGACCAACGAGCCAATGCCTCAGCGCGACCATCCGTGGGCGCGTCTGGCATCACAGCAGCGAACCGCTTACGGACCCCAGCCTCCAAGCGCATCAGGTCATACCAGTCAGCGGAGACTGAGGCAGCCGACAGGAAGTAGGTGTTGACCAAACCGGGCAGCACGTCGAGCAAACCGTCTCGGACCTTCGTTGCAGCTGACAAGTCGAACTGGCGCCAGTACGTCAGTAGTTCCGACTCGGCCAACGTAGACACGTCCCGCATCGCCGCCCGGTACAGCGCAACCTCACGCGCCGGCAGCGGCATCCGGCACCGTAGCGACAACAGGAGCAGCAGCACGAGCAGCCTCAGCGGCCGCAGCCAGAGCAGCGATGTTCGACCGCCCCGCAGTGCGCAGCCGGTCCTGTCTGACCCGCCGAATCTCCTGATCCGACAACCCGAACTGCTCGAGGGTGAAGTCCCAGTCGGGGCTGAGCGCACCCGCCGCGATCATCTTCACCGCACGGTCGGCAGAGGCGGCCGGCGTCGGGGTCGACGGGTCCACCCACAGCGACTGCACGGTGCCAGGCTCCGGAAGTTCGCCGTCGCGCCACAGAATGCACAGCTCGCCGAGGTCAACCAGGCCAAGGTCGTACTGGGACTGGCGGCGGATAGCCCGCTTGTCGAGGCGCATGTCCGCCCGCTGGATTGCGTCAGCCGAGGCGGGGTTGTCGGTGGTGAATCCGAGGTGCGTGGCGGGGATGCCAGTCGCTGCGGAGATCATCTGCGCGTAGGTGCGGAGCAGGTCGGAGAACGGCTGCGGGGATGCGGAGGCGAACTGGCCGGGGACCGGCAACTGGTCGTTGTCATCTCGCGGGGCCATCAGCATGCGGCCGATGACAGCAGCCCACTGACCGACCGGGGTGCCGTCCTCTTTGACAAACATCGACTCATCGGCACCCATCAGGTACCGCTGCGGGGCGGCGTAGAACTCGCGGGCGATCTCCATCCCCAGCAGAGTCCGCATGCCCGAGTCAGTCAGGGCACGAACAGCGCGGGTGATCTCCGACCGACCGTTCTCACGGGATGATCGGGGACGGTTCAGCAGCACCGACACAGGGACGCGGCCCAGCTTGTGCTGGTCCCGATCGGTGACGACCAGCCGGCCCCGAAGGCGCTCGACGGTAATCGTCTCCTCGGGGAGGTACAGCTTCCATCCGTTGAGCACACCGAGGCCGTCGTACAGCTCGACCATTGCCGAGTCGATCCGACGCTGGCGGGCGTTCCAGTTCGCTGTCATCCGGTTCGGCGACTCAGCCTTGACCAGCACCTCAGGCTCATCGTCAGCGCCCGTACCAACCGTCAGGTAGGACAGGCCAAAGATCAGCGCATCCAGGGTGGCCTGGCCTGACTCAACCGCAAGATGGTTCTGTGCGTAAACCTCCGCAAGGCCCAGATCCATGCCGGGCGTGTACCAACCACGCCAATCCATCCGCTCGTCGATGACGTCAACCACGATCTCAGGCCACGCCGCTACCGCCTCAAGGTCCCGCAGGTGCGGGGGGATCGAGATGCCCAGGTCACGCACGATCCGTGAGCCCTCGTAGTACGCCTCCTGCCGCTTGTTCGCGACCTGGGCGCGGCGCAACTGCGAGATGAGCTGCAGCCGCAGAGACTCCTCCGCGTCCGACAGGGCGTTCAGGGTGGCAACCTCGAAAGGAAGGGCGGTCAAGGGGGCTACCTTTCCTCAGGAGAGAACGACGATGCGCTGCTTGGCGTTGGGGTCTGCCCGGCGCTTGGTGGAAAGTCCGAAAAGCGCCAACGTGCAGGCGACCAGCGGGGTGATGTCTGCCTGCGTATTCACGCGAGCCCATGCCCACGCACCCTCTTGGCCGAGCTTGCGACGCCGCGCGCTAGCCAGTGCCACGTTTAGCGGCGGCTGGTCAAGGTGAGTCAGGCGAGGCGGCACGTAGACGCCGTCCTCGTCAATGCTGCCCATGCACTCGTCGTAGAACATGCCGCAGGCGTTGCCGTAATCGCGGGAGCCGATCTTGATGACCGGAACCTTCGCGTTCAGCAACGCGGGGATCAGCGACCCGGCAGGCGACCCGGCGTCAACGACGAAGCCGATTGGGCGCTGCTTCTCGGTGATCTTGCGTGCCGCGTCTACAACCCAGTCCACGCTGTTCCGAGTCTCAACCCAGTCCAGTAAGTGCCGGCCATCGGGTCGCCAGCCCGCCATGCCGATTGATGCCCGGTCGCGCTGGGGGTTGACGTCGATGCCGTAGGCAATCAGCCCCGCCGTCTCGTCCACCTCGTCGACCAGGCCGCGCCACGTTTTCAGGTCGATCACTGCCGGGCTGCCGTCGTTCGTCCAGATCCCCAACGCCTCGCGGGCGAAGTCTTCCTCGTTGTCGAACAGCCGCCGTAGGCGCTTGATCGCCTTATACGGAGTCCGAGTACCCAGCGACGGGTTCGCCTTGTGCCACTGCGCCCGGTCATCCAGATCGGCGTCAGCATCGGCAGAAAACTCGATGTAGACGACACCCTCAGACTCACCGTCGAGTGCTTCCTCGCGCAGACCCGAGAAGATCGCCGAGTTGTCCTGCGGCCGAGGTGGCGTCCCCATCATGATGATCTGCGGGTTCTCTGCCTGGTTCATCGTCGGCGCCAGATCCGACAGCGCCGACTCAGACAAGATCTGGGCCTCGTCCAAGATGAGCCGCCGAACCTTCGCCACACCACGGATAGTGCCGCGCTCACGAGCTGCGAACTTGATGCGCGACCCGTTGCGGAACCCAATCACTTCGTTGCCGGCGGCGCTGTGAATATCAGCCGGGTCGATGTGAGGCAGCAGGCCGGAGGTCTTGGCGATAGCGGCGAGTGAGTCGAACGTCTCGCGGGCTACTCCGAACCGGTGCGCTGTCCAAATGACCGTGGTGCCGGGGTTGACGATGCAGTCGGCGAAGACAATCGAGCCGATCAGGTACGTCTTGCCTACCTGCCGAGGGACCGACATGACCACGGTGTCGGCGGCGTAATCTCCATCAGCAGCCTTGGCCAAGATGCACTGAGCTGTCCCCGCCTGCCACGGATCGTGACCGAGGCCTATGGAGTTGCAGGTCTCGCGCACCGAGGGATAGGCCGAGGAAACGATGCCCTCAGGCAGCACCACATGGCGAGCTTCAGACAGTCCAGGGAGTGTCGGGCGTGACTGCTGCAAGGCTGACATCGTCCTCCTCGGCTTCGATCGCTTCGAGCGCCGCGATCTCCTTGCCGAGGTCTCGGAGTTGGCGGACCAGCGGAGCTAGGTAGGCAGGCGGGACACCCGCATCGATTTCACGAGCCACCCGGTCGCGCAGGGAGACCAGCAGATCCATCTGAGAGGCGTTGGCTGCCTCTGTAACGGACTGGGGGACCCGGGGCTTAGGCAGACGTGCAACGGAACCCATCACGCCTCCTAGGGGCCTTTTTTCGGTTCTGAGAATAGGGAGCGGCA